TGAATGATGACTGAAGTAGAGGAGCGTAAAGCTAATCCGTACAACGCCCGTAAAGAATGGCACACGCCTGACCGACCGGCGCAAGCAAGTGCGGATTCCCTGTTCTTTGAAACCGAGGCCACTCAAGAAGAAGCTGAAGAAGCTTCTGAGACCCCTCAAACCAAACAAGAGCAGCGACCACGCGCCAATTATAAAAAGCGGTATGACGACCTCAAAAAGCATTACGACGACAAGATTGCTGAATTTAAACAACGCGAACAGGAACTTCTAGCTCAAGCGCAATCGGCACAACCTCAATACCAGCCGCCTCGCAGCGCCGAAGACCTAGCAGAGTTTAAATCCAAATATCCTGACTTGTATGAAACGGTGGAAACCGTAGCGCACATGCGCAGCCAAGAGCAAGTAAACGCCCTTCAACAAAAGCTCCAAGCAATTGAAGCGCGTGAATCAGAACTTGCACGACGCGACGCAGAAGCAAAGCTACGCGAACGCCACCCGGACTTTGAGGACATTCGCGGCGACGAGCGGTTTCATGGCTGGGCCAAAGAACAACCTGAAGAAATTCAGCGTTGGATTTATAACAACCCAGACAATGTTACTCTTGCAAGCCGTGCTATCGATCTTTATAAGATGGAGAATGGTCTAAACATTAATGCTCCAAAGCCTAAGTCGAATCGTTCACAATCTGCCAAGTCTTCTGCTGCAGATTTTGTTTCGACTAAAACGACGAGTGTTGACTCAAAGCAACCGAAGATTTGGACTCAGCGGGAAATTGCTTCCTTGTCCATTGATGACTATGATCGATTTGAACAAGAAATTGATCTTGCGATTCGTGAAGGCAGGGTGGCACCTTAACACACCTTTTGTCTTTATTTTAGGAGTCTATCATGGCTTATAACGTTTCTGACCAATACTTTGAACCGGCTACCGATACCGATGCGAACTTTGCAAACTCGGTCTCGGGTCAGACCAACTCTTTCTTCCTGCCTGCCGTTTACAGCAAGAAGGTTCTTAACTTCTTCCGTAAGGCATCCGTTGCTGAAGCAATCACCAACACGGACTACGCAGGGGAAATCACGGCTTTCGGTGATAGCGTTCGCATCATCAAAGAGCCGACGATCACCGTGTACCAGTACGAGCGTGGTCAAGATGTGACCCAGACCAAACTCACCGACCAAGAGATCACCCTGGTTGTTGACACGGCAAACGCCTTCAAGTTCATCGTGGACGACATCGAAACCTCCATGTCCCATGTGAACTTCAAGGAAGTGGCTTCTAGCTCCGCTGCTTACGCTCTGCGTGATGCATTCGATGCTGGCGTCATTGCCAAGATGCAAGCTGGTCTCGCGGCTTCTGCTCCCGACCACACCCTGGGTGCTGACAGCGCTACGGCTCTGAGTGCAGGTGCCTACGACGGCGCTGGCGCTATCGACCTGGGCGTTGGTGAAACCGACCCGCTGGATGTTCTGGCCCGCATGGCTCGCCTCCTCGACGCACAGAACGTGCCGGAAGAAGGCCGCTGGGTTGTTGCTTCCCCGGACTTCTACGAGCAGCTTTCGCAAAGCTCCTCCAAGCTCCTGTCCGTGGACTACAACGCTGGCCAAGGCTCCATCCGCAACGGTCTCGTTAGCTCCGGCAAGCTCCGTGGCTTCAGCATGTACAAGTCCAACAACCTGCCTGCTACCAGCAACGCAACGGGCTTCCTCATGGCTGGTCACATCAGCGCCGTGGCTACGGCTCAGACCATCACCAGCACCGAAGTCATCCGCGATCCGTCCAGCTTTGGCGACATCGTGCGTGGCCTCCATGTGTACGGTGCCAAGGTGCTTCGGCCCGAGGCTCTGATCGGTGGTTACTACGTCATCGACTAAAAACTAGCACTAGTTCTCTGGGGGCTTAACGGCCCCCGGAGTTTTAAGTAGAGGTAATTATGCTAGTAGGAACTCCAAACAAACCGTTTAGACTTAAGGTCCGAGATAAGCAAGTAGGCAAACCGCCTCGTGGTGATGCCGAAAAGTATGCTGAAGGCTGGGACCGAATCTTTGGAGCTAAAAAAGATGATGTACAAAAATAAAAAGAAAGGCATGATGTGTGGTGGCAAAGCCCACCGTGCCAAGAAAGCTATGGGCGGCATGATGAAAGGCTCGCAGCCCGAATACAAAGAAGTTATGCCCAAGTGCATGCCTAACTAGAGATTACTATGGCCGCTACCTATCTGCAACTAACCAATGAATTGCTTCGGGAGTTGAACGAAGTCTCGTTGACTTCTGCAACTTTTACAGGCGCCATTGGCATTCAACAGCACGTTAAGGACTGCGTTAATCGCGCTTACCTTGACATTGTTAACGAAGAGCCTCAGTGGCCCTTTCTGGCCGTTGCAGCTAGCGGCGATACCGATCCTTATTATGGTAATGTTTACGTTGAAACTACGGCTGGTACCCGCTGGTATACCCTTAAGACTGGTTCTACGAGTTTAACGACCGACTATGGCTACGTTGACTGGGACAATTTCTACATTACTACCATTGGTGTGAGTGGGGCATCAGAACCCTACACCAGCCGTAATCTACGCTACATCACTATTGAAGAATTCAAAGACTTCCACAGGGCAGAAGAAAACAACGACGACGCAACCTCTCAGAACTGGGGCGAGCCGCGACGAGTCTTTAAAAGCCCCGACAACCGTAAGTTTGGTTTGAGTCCTATTCCCGACGACACCTATCGGGTTTGGTTTTATGCATACGCTCTTCCGACCGAACTTGAGTTATATTCTGACCAGATTGTTATTCCAAATATTTATAAGCCTGTGCTGCTTGCACGGGCCCGTTACTACATTCATCAATTCAAAGAAAACTCTCAGGCGGCTGCCTTTGCCCTTGAGGACTATCGGCGCGGTTTACGACTCATGAAATCCAACTTGATGGAGCCTGCGCCCGATTACATGAAGGATGACCGAGTAAGGTTTGTTTAATGTCACAACCTTTTGGTATATCATGCAAAGGCGGACTAAACACTAATCTCAACGAACTTGAGATGCTTAGTCAGCCTGGGTTGGCTACGAGGCTTCGGAACTTTGAAGTTGACCCGGATGGTGGTTATCGCCGCATCAACGGCTTTACGCTGTATGGAGGCGCCAGTGCTACGCGCCCCGAAAATAACACAGCAATTCTTGGAATCTTTCCGTATGCTTTGGGTGTTGTAGTCTGTGCAGGCACCAGTATTTATTATTCTGAAGATGGCGTTACTTGGATTCAAATAAATCGGAATACTGGCCATACGGGCGTAACACAAGCAAATCTAGCGGCCCAAGCAGAACTAGATCGCCCCAACCAGGGCCAAGCTCAATTCGTATTGATGAAGGCTCCTACGGGCCATACAGACAACGAATATGGCGCACTAAGCATTGCTACGGCAGGCGGCGACAAGCTTGCGCACTTTCATATTGATGGGACGGGGGCAGGCCGCCTTTTTGTCTACGAAGAAATTGCAACCCCCGCAGCCGCCACCTACATTGAAGAACACGACAAGCACCTATGTGCCGTTGATGTTACTAATGCTCCCAGCACTGTTTATTATTCGAAGACTAATGATGATAGGGATTTTACGGGTGTTGGGTCCGGTGCAGTAACCATTTCTGATCGGATTGTTGGCATTAAGTCTTTCCGTGATTCTTTGTATATCTTTTGTGAAAATACGATCCATCGTTTAGTAAACATTAATGACTCTGCAAGCGTTGCAGTCATTCAAGTAACGAATAACGTAGGCTGCCTTTCTGGTTATAGCATTCAAGAAATTGGCGGTGACTTGGTGTTCCTTAGCCCTGACGGCATTCGTACTGTTGCCGGTACGGCCCGGATTGGTGACGTTGAGTTGGGATCGGTGTCCCGACAGATTCAAAGTATCATTGGAGACATTGCAGCCTCCATCAACACCTACACCATTACGAGTTGTGTGTTGCGTTCTAAATCTCAGTACCGTTTGTTTTATACGACGGCTACGGAGGCTTCAACGACTGCCAAGGGCATCATTGGAACCTTGACGGCTTCGGGCTTTGAGTGGTCCGAAATCCTAGGCATCCAGGCCATGGGCTTAGTCTCTGGTTTTAATATTGATGGAATTGAAAAACTATATCACGGCGACAAAGATGGTTACGTCTACAATCACAATGTAGGCAATTCCTTTAATCCGGCAGGGGTTTCAAAAAACATCGAAGCTATTTACCAAACTCCTAACTTTGATTTTGGTGACATTGGAACCCGCAAGACTGTTAAGTATGTGAGGCTTTCTCTTAGCCCCGAAGGCGAAATTCAACCGACCCTTCGTATGCGATTTGATTATGATGATACGGGCATTATTCAGCCGCCGGACTATCCCCTAACGTCTATTCCGTTGCCCGCAATTTTTGGAAGCGCCTTATTTGGTGCTGCAACCTTTGGAGCTACTAACGATCCTATGGTTCGGCAGCCCGTAGAAGGTAGCGGCAACACCGTAAGCTTTAGAGTTCAAAGTACGGACGCCTTGGCACCTTATGCCATTAACGGTCTGTATATTGATTACATGCCATCGGGCAGGAGATAAAAAAACATGGCTCAAAATTATACCCGCCAAAGTGCCTTTAGTGATGGCGATACCATTACGGCTACTTTATTTAATGATGAG